TCTTCCTCTTCCTCTTCCTCTTCCTCTTCCTCTTCCTCTTCCTCTTCCTCTTCCTCTTCCTCTTCCTCTTCCTCTTCCTCTTCCTCTTCCTCTTCCTCTTCCTCTTCCTCTTCCTCTTCCTCTTCCCTTTTAATAACATTATTTCCCCCATCATAAACTGTTAAACTAATGTTACTTTCAAATTCATCTGTTAATTCATTTTCCTGATCGCTGTTATGGTTATTAAATATCTGTTGCGCAACGGATATATTACTATTAAATCTAATAGTTTTAGGAATATCAAATTTTTTTTTAATACTAGATGGTTCGAGTGGTATTTCATCAATAGAAGAAATATCACTAGAATAAGATCCAGATAGTAAAGAGGTAGAAGGACTAATTTTACCTGTAATAGATCGTCTTAAATCTCTTGCGGCCTTTTTATTTAAACCTTTTACGTTCATATCTTCCATTAATGATTTATTGTCCTTTCTTTTTCCAATTATTCCACCTTCAAATTTAATATCCGCATTCAATTGTGCTTCTAAAACACTTATCTTAGTTATTAATCTTTGTAATAATTTTTGATGTATGTGATAAAAAAAATCCAAGTAATTTTCAAATAAATTAATTTGTTCAGATAAAACAATAACTTCATAATTAAATGTTGAAACAAAATTATTGACATTTAATCCGAAACTTTGATTTGTTTGATAAGTTTTTAAACATTTTTCTTTCTCTAGTTTTATTTTAATTAGAAAATTAACAACATTTATAATATCATTATTCAATTGAATAATTAATTTAAAATCATATACCTTTTCTTCATCTAAATCGTCATATTTTGGATAACTTTTATTTTTTAGAATTTCCTGACTTTTATCATCAATATGACTTTTATCAATAAATTCAGTAACAAGTTTATATAGTTTATAATATTCACCATACATACGATTTATAATAATTATATTGTAATCTTTTAAATTTTTATATTCTCTCTTCAACAGACTATTTTGAAAATAAAACGAATCTAAACTAAAGATAAATGTCTTTGGATCAGGTGTTTTTATTTGTTTGGTATTTTGAATAAATTCATTATATATTTCGCTTAGTTTAGAGATTCTTCCATCTAAACCGTCAAATAATATAGTAATTTCAGTACGCATTTCTTTAATTTTATCAAATACAATTTTCACTTTTTCCAATTTATCATCCATTTAATATTAAATTAGATAATATTTCAAAAAAATTTTGTTTTTATACTTTATAATGGGAATATCTGAAGACCAATTATTAAAAGAAAATAGCGTTGTTGAAAATAGCGTTGTTGTTAACAATGATACTATGTCATCAAAAGAACAATACTGGAAATATGAACATGAAAAGATTCTCGTTGAATGGGCAGATAAAGCAATGTGTTACAGATGGTTACATGCTAGATCTCACCAAGCATATTCTAAAACAAATGCTTGGTATACAATTCCAGTCATTATTATGAGTACCTTAACAGGAACTGCAAATTTTGCACAAGATAGATTTCCTGACAATATTAAACCTATGGCTCAGATGGCAATTGGTGCTGTTAATATCTTTGCTGGTATATTAACAACTATAGCTCAATTTTTAAAAATTGGAGAATTAAATGAAGCACATAGAGTTAGTTCTATTTCCTGGGATAAATTTTACCGTAACATTAAGGTTGAATTGGCCAAGTCAAGAGATGAGAGAATGCATGTAGGCCATATGTTAACAATGTGTAAAGAGGAATATGACAGATTAATGGAAACGAGTCCTTCTATTAATGAACAAATTATTAGATTATTTAACAATAAATTTCCTGTTAAGAAAATTGAACCAAAGGAAGAAGAAGCAGAAATTAATCGACCAGATATTATGCGACCAGAAATATGCGATGAATTAGTCAGCACAGCAGAGATATTATTTGTAACGCCAATTGTATCTGATACAAATCTTGGACAACCATCTCTTATGGATATAGTAAGAAATAAAAATAAAATTATGGCTGGATATGAAAAAGAAGTAAGAGATTGGTCAGATAAATTTGAAGAAAAGCACAATAGAAAACCGCTAGAAGAAGAAATACTTGACAATTTACAAGATAAAATGAATCCTGATATTCTAATGAAAATTGTCAAAAAATTAATAGATGAGTTTGAAAACAGTAGCGATGAAGAAGATCCAATAAATAAACTGTAATCATTCAAAATAATTAACAGGACCAGGTAAAAACCCCCAAAATAATAATATTGCGAAAACCCATAATAAATAACTTCCATAAAATTGTAATTCAATACCTAGGAAATTCATTACTAAAGTTACTATATAATTAATCGCTACAATGGCGATTAATATACCTGCTATATTCATCATATTCATAATTATATATAATATGATGATTTTATTTTATAATTAAATTATAATTATTTAGAGTTAAAATTTTTTATATTACTATATAAAAATGTTTAATCCATTTTTATTACTTTTTAGTCTTATTGGTGTTAGTGCCAGAATAAATGAATATATACCTTCACCTTCAGTTGATATAGAATCACATCAAATAACTCACACTAGCGGTATTAAATTACCACAATCTTTTACATGGTCTAATGTTGATGGTGTAAATTACTTGACAAAAAATCTAAACCAGCATATACCAGTATACTGTGGTTCATGTTGGGCACATGGTAGTATAAGCTCATTATCCGATAGAATAAAAATAATGCGCAAGGCAGCGTGGCCAGATATTAATCTCAGTATTCAATTTTTATTAAACTGTCAGATGGGAGGTAGTTGTAACGGTGGAGATCATTTAGCAACATATGAAGCTATCCATAAGTATGGTTCAATTCCATATGACGACTGTATGGTATATCAAGCATGTAGCAGCGATTCAAAAGAAAAGGAGTGTCAGGAAAATAAAGAGATGTTTGAATGTACTTCTACAAATATTTGTAAAACATGTAATACATTTACTTCTAATGGGGGAACATGTAGCCCAATATTACAATATCCAAACGCAACTATAGATAGTTATGGTGCAGTTAGAGGTGATAATAATATGATGACTGAAATATACAAAAATGGTCCTATAGCATGTGGAATCAATGCTGAAGCTATTGTTGATTATATGGGTGGTGTATTAGATGTTCCACATAAACCTAAAATGATTAACCATATTATATCTATTGTTGGATGGGGATATGATGAATCTATTGATAAACAATATTGGATAATTCGCAATTCATGGGGTTCGTATTGGGGAGAATTAGGGTTTATGCGGTTAGTATTAGGTGAAAATCAATTAGGAATAGAAAAAACATGCGCCTTTGCTATTCCTGGAAATTGGACTATACATAATGTTCCTTGTAGTGAGGATGGACATAATTGTATGTAATAAACATACAATTACTTTACATGTATAAAAAGTTTATCTTCGTTTTGAAATATCCAAGAGCTATTTATTTTATCTATAAAAAATCCATTTTTTTGTAAGTTTTCATTATTTGAACCAGTGAGATTAAATTTATCAAAATTCATAAAACATATTACCCTAACATTTTCATTTTTATTAAATTTAGTTAATTTAATTAAAGAATCATCCTGACAATATTGAATAGAGTTATGTTTATCTACATAAGAAAGATATTTCTCATCAATTTGGCAATATAACACAGTTGGTTTCAATAGTATTTGAGTATTCATGTTTAAATTGCTAATATTGTTATTATTCATAAAGAAATCAATAACATTATTGTGAAATTGCTTACCAAAATAATGATTGACTACTACAATATCCCATAAATTTACCCACATTTTTGTATTAGTATTTTCCCTCACTTGTATAAACATATAATTATTATTATTATAATTATAAACACCTTTCAATCGTTTAATTCCATCTACTTTTTTATCAGTTTCCATAACAACATTATCATAAATATCTAATATTGTTGTTTCCATTTTTAAAGATATTTTTAAAAAATTATCATTAATATAGTACTCGACATAATTGAATTCATGAAATGTATTTATTCTATAAAATATTACATAAAAATCTTTCAACAATTGACATTCATCAAAATCTATATTATCAATAAATGGGTGTTGAATAATAGAATCTAATAAATTCTCACTATTTCCACTTGTTTCTACATTTTTAATATCATACATATCATTTGTATCTGTTTCATCATCTTGTGTCCCTTCAATATTTATACTTTTCATCAAATTCTTATAATTAAACATTAATAAATATGAATAATTAATGTTTAAATCATTTTTCTTTCTTACGACGTATAGACTCTTTAACTGTTTCTTCGCGACTATTTAAAATATGCTCACTAACTTGTTTTGCTAATTCGACATCTTCTTTAAAATAAATATCTAATGCGGATAATAATGTTTTCTTATTAATAGGTTTTTTCACCTTAGATTTTGAATAAATCAATTTACCATCATTAATATCAAAACAATCTATTTCGTTTGATTTCATAACATTAACCAAAGAAGATGTCAATTCCTTCTTATTTTCTCTCAACACTTTAATTTGTTTTTGTAATCCACTAATACCATTATCTATTTCAATCCATTCTCTTATATGATTCACCAACTGCTCCTTTGTATCCATTTATCTATATTAAAATGTTATATTTAATTAATTTTTAAATACTATTAATAATTCAAACATTTCCCATTGTAACATTCAGATAATATAAATGATCCGAAGTGCTAGTACATTTTGTAGGAGAACAAGAATTTGAACAGTTATCATCCTCATCCATTTTGTCATTACATATCGTATATTCTGAGTTCTCTTCATTATACCATATTTCATTTGATATATGCGAATAACCCATAAATTCTTCTGGAACATGAGGAACTATATCATAATAATGTGTCACTCTATATGATGTATAATCATATCCATTCATTATAGAAGAAAAGTCTTTATTGCCAACCCGAGGAGAACCATATGTTGTTAAATACTTTAAATTATAGTTTTGAAACTCATTTAAGATATCGAATGCCATTAATGTGGCTAACGCAGCACCCAATGAATGTCCAGTTAACAATACATTATTTGTATTATATTCTCTCTTTAACATGGATAAATTATCCATTAAATCTGATTTTATATAATTGTAGTCTTTGTAAAATCCTTTACTAACTGCTATAGCTGTATCGTTGTATGGATTTACCTTACTTATTTGAATGTTACTAATCCAGTTCTGTATATTAGAAGACCCTCTAAATGATGTAAATATACAGTCTGTGTATGAATCATAGCCTTGTAATGCCTTTACACCATTTTTTTCTACAATATCTGTTAGTATTACAGATGAGTCGCAAGTTTTACAATTCCAGTCGTTTAGATTTGAAACACTGTATGCGGCCTGTGCTAAATTTACTCCATGTATCGCAATATTCTCATTATAACTATAACAGCTATATAACCAACTAAGTAACAATAATATTCTCATTTTATATATTATTGTTATATATTTCTTTACACCATTGAAGATTTAAAATGGGACAAAATCCCAAAATAAAAAAATCAAAAAGTGTAAAATCAATAGTAGGAATTTCACCTACGATGGTCTAACTTTTTCCTCTTCCTTTTGGATATTTGAAGAGGTGAAAGACGAAATTTGAAAACACGCAGGGCGTTCTTGCTTCTCAATCCAGCATTTTGTTAAGTTCATTATGTTGATTGCTGAATTAGCGTCTCTTGTCTTGAATACGGTTTGTTTGATAATTTTTATTATAATTGTTTCAAAAACGGCGTTTTAAATCTTCAAGGGTGTAAAACTCTACCATTTGAGCTAGACCCCCTTCCAATATATCTAAATATATTTAATAATTCTTTTACACCCTTGAAGATTTAAAATGCCATGGATCTTTTGGACTTTCGTGTTCTTCTTTTACCGCCAAGTTTTCCATAAGGTCTATTCATACCTAAAAGTTGTTGATTGAATATAGTATCTACATCAGTTGGAGATGAATGATATGCCATAGTTTTAAGTGATGATATATTGGGTCGTGTATAATTTGATAATTCTTCTATATTATCGTCTTTTTGCTTTTTTATTTGATTTTTCGTTTCTATGTAGTTTTCTATCAAATAAGGAATACCATTTTGTTCTTCATCCTCTGGTGTCAGTTCTTCTACCAGACGAAGTTGTTTGAATATAGTATCTACATAAAGTTCAATATTAATATATGGGTGTTCTAATAATAATTGAACCATGTCGTAATCTTCAAATCTAATTGCGTGTATAAGTGGTGTATCACCATTGTTATTCTCTTTGTTTATATCAGCGCCCTTTTCAAGTAATAATTCAACGACATCATATTTTGCATTTATCACTGCTGTTGAAAGAGCCGTATTATTATAATCGTAATCGTCTGTTATATTTACATCAATACCTTTTTCAAGCAATAAATTAACCATTCTTGCATTTCCATGTCCTGATGCAACTAATAAAAACCACACTCCATTGTCGTTTTTCATATTTACATCAGCACCTTCCTTAAATGCTTCTTCAACCTTTTTATAATTATTTTTATAAACGCCGTCCCATAATTTCGCGATGGGGTCTTCATAATAATGTCCTACATAAGGCATTTTTGCACCTCCTTGTTTTTTGAACGAGTTTTTCTATGATATTTTCGTGTTGCCATCTACTACTATATATATATATATCAATTTTTATTTTTAATCAATTTTTATTTTTACATTTATTTTTTGCCGTCAAAAACGGCGTTTTAAATCTTCAAGGGTGTAAACGAATTATTTTTCTATTTAAAAATAAATTTTTTTCTTTCAGATTCAGATTTTATTTTTGTTCTATCACCCAAAAATTTAAAATATTTATTAGCTAAATTAAACCGTTTTGTTACATTTTTAGCATTTGGGTATTTCGTTTTTTTGTGTTTTTTCATAGCTTCTAGTCTTACTTTCATTATCATACCCACTTGCCATATTCTTTTATGCGAATATTTACCACTTTTATATAATTTTTCTAATTTGTGTATTGTATTTTCAACATCAGTAACAGTAGTATATTTTATGAGTATTGTATCACTAGGATCTTTATCAATGTAAACATCGAAACTTTTTTTAGGATTATTTGGATTATATAAAAATTGTTTTCTTGTTTTATGTTTTCCCGATTTTCTATTTTTTTGTGTCTTCATAATATAAAATATGAAGAAAATAAATGATGACAACTATAATATATATAGAATAGTGATTTTAACCTTTATAATAACAGCATTATGGGATGTTGTACTTAGAATACTTTCAGTTTATGAACCTATACCATCTATAAATAATGCTATGCCATTTATAAAAGACTTAAAACCTTACTTTGAAAAACATACTTTATTAGCAGCGGCATTAATTGCTGGATTTGTTGGTGCATGCACTCAACCAATTATATTACATTTTATGAACTTTCCTACTTATAATAGTTCAATTAAATACATTATTAAATTTATGATATTGTCATTCATAGTAAGTGCGCTATTTGGATTTATAATGAAAGCAAGTAAGTTATTTCCATATTTAGAGAAATATTATTATGAAAAATTAGGTTTAGTAAAGAGTTTATATCATGACGGAACGTCTGGTTTAATAGTTCAATTTTCATTATTATTTTTATTATCATTTATATAAATGACAACGACGCTTGATGAAATAAAAGAAATGTTAATTATATTAAATAAAAATGTTGAAAAAATAAATGAAAAGGTAAATATAATTAGTAAAAAACTAGATGAAGAAATATACGACGAATGTAAAAAGATGGGTTCTCATATAGATTTTATTGAACGAGTTTATGATAGTATGAAATATCCGTTAAATTATCTTTGTAACACAGTAAATAGTATATCTGATAATAATAATAACCAAATATGCGATGACAATTCAAAATAAAAAAACAATATATATTATTTTTTTATTTGTTACTTTTTAATCCTATAACCCCACAAGCTAATCGTGCTCCAGCATTACCTGTTTTCAATGATTCTTCATCATTTCCTTTTCCAAGATCATCCTCTTTGTCATGAACAATCATCATTCTACCTAAAACAGATAATTTTTCATTAGATACTAAACATAGCTTATCAACAAAAAGTTTTCCAATAGCGCGGTTATTTTTAGATGATATGTTACCTAAATCCCCAGCGTGTCTATGTTTCGAATGTAGTCCACCATGAGTTTCATTAAATGGATTAAAATGTGAACAACCGCTTTTACACCCTTCACTCAAATCTCCATATTGGTGAATATGGAATCCATGTAATCCGTCTGTCAATCCACTAATATCATATTTAATTTTTAATCCATTTTTTACCTCTATTATATTTATAATCCCTTCGATACCACTTTCATTTGGAGCTAAAACACAAACCCCCTTTTTACGATTAGACCCTCCTTTCATACATTTTTTATAAGGAGCACACGAACTACGCATAGAAAAACCTCTAATTTTCTTAGTTAAGCAACTTTTTTTTGGGAATCTTCTAGGTAATTTAAATGTCTTTCCGTCACTTCTAATACAAATCTTGTCATTTTTATTACTATCACAACATTTTTTCATAATATATATTATACTTTTTTTTTATTCTTATCAAATCCACCCGGAATGTTTGTATTCATTAATTCAAATTCAGATAAATAATTATACTCATCATTGGTGTAATCAATTTTTTCTTGATATTTATTATTTATATATTGAGCACATGTTCCACAATGATCTTCATTTGAATAGTCAACAACTAAGTTAACATTTTCTTTATCTTTTATCTTCCATCGCCCCAATGGCGTTACAGTTCTATCATTAAATACATTTTTAATGATGCCACGAAGATGTGTTAAAGTAATTCTAGTAGAAACAGACATTGTTGTATAATATATTATAATTATTTTTATATTATTTATAATCAATTTTATTACTAATTAAAAAGGTGTAAATATTTAAAGGTGTAAATATTCAAAGGTGTAAATATGTGATAAGATGATTATATTACAGAACATATATGGTATTTATAGAGCCCCCAAATCGTTTCTTTATCCAAACGCAAAGATTGTCTAAGTACTTGTGTTGTCATTAAATAATCAGCTACAGGTTTATAAAATAACCAATACATAGGTTCTGTTGCGTTGGTACCTACATGAACATAAAAGACATTTCCTAGAAAGGTTGGAGAAGTACATTCATTTGAGTTAGTTTCTTCTCCATTTATGTATTCAATCATATTTCCAATTTCAAGTACATTATGTCCATCCCAGGAACATACGTTCAAGTTATTAATAATGCCGCGATATTTGTTTGTGCGAACACCTTCGTAAAAGCTTTCAATATAATAGGTACCATCAATTTTCAAATCGTGTGGCGAAATTAGCTCCATATTTATCAGGTGGTATATTACTTATATTCATCTTTAATATCATTTGATAAATAAGTATTAATACCAATAGCTTTAATTATCTTGTTAGTTTCCTTCTCATCTTCTTCAATAGATGTCATTGAATTAAAGACTAATCTAGTTAATTTAGTTTGTAGATTTTCATCTCTATCCCATCCAGTGTTAGCATCTTGCCACTTTGATAAATTAATTCTCTGTTTTGACGATAATATCTTAATACCATCCAAAAGGATATTTAAATGATTATCTTTTTCCCATACGTCATTATCTTTTACATACATTGTTTTTCGTTTTGTATCGGTACAATGTATTGGTCTTCGTAATACATCCATATTATTTAATCCATTTGTAATCATATGTGTTATAGTTTTTGTAAGTCCATTCTCAATAGTATGATCGTATGTTTCATTTGTTATAGGTAATGAATTAATAAAGTCTGTTAAATTCATAGCATTCTTACAATGTTCATCTAAAAACATCTGAATGTTAAAATTATTCGTATTATGACTATTTGTAGTTGTAGTATTAAAACTATGTTCAGCATGTCCCTTGATATGTGGAAGCATATCCATAAAATTCTTCTGTATTTCTTTGTTTTCCTTTAATAATAATAATATAAGTTCTTTAAATTCTACTTCTTTGTCCTTGGTATATGTAGAAACAACATCATCTAAATTATCGTCTACATCCAAATCACTACCACAGCATTTTTGCTTATGCTTCCATAATCCAGCTCTTGAAGCAAAAGACCTCATACAATCACTACAATAATGTATTGCGACTTTTTTGGTTTCCTTCGTGTTTCCATTGTTTCCATTTGTTTCCTTGAGGTGCTTTCTAGTGAGTAAATGTTTTTTATAGTCACTTTCCTTCTTACATCTATAGTTACATTTTTCACAAGAAAATATTAAGGCGATTTTTGGCGACTTTTGGCGACTTTTTGTTTCCATTCTCGCTATATATTGGAAACATAAAAATCGCCCTAAATCATTTGCAATAAAACATTAATTTTTTTCAGTAACAAATTTAGAATTATTTTATTTGGATTCTGAGCATTATGCTCTCAACCGCTTTTTTACAACTTTTCTCAATCCTTTTTCCAATATTTAAAAATGGACATACTTTTTCGATGTCCATTTTTGATTTTCCAGTTTAGGTCTGTGAAAAAAAGTACAAATGAAATTACCTACAAGTATCAAACACAGTTCACTTTTTTCAGTTGACTTTTCTATACTACATGATGTAGACAAGCTCACTACATTATGTAGCAGTTAATATTTATAAAATGGGATAAAACAGCCGTTAGATATGTAGGCATATTTGTGAATTTATCCCCCTAATTCCCGAAATCCATTTTTAGGGTTGTATATTTTAAGAAATAGTGTGATCATTTTGACAAATGTCGTTTACAACACCCATCTTTAAATACCTTTAATCCACATTCTTCATTCTTTCTTTTTCCACTTTTAAGAAGTGTCTTACATTGTACCTCCTGGATTGAGTTATTAATTGTCTTCTTTTTATTCATCAAGGTATGATGTTGGTTACAATAGCAATATGTTTCATTGTAATAAGCTGACTTAGAACAGTCAGTATTTTTATTTTTACCACTTTTAAATACATAACTACAATTATGAAAAGACATACAATATTTTTCAGGACTATTGACACCTACATAAAATGTCATTTTATCATTTATTTTAATATGTGGTAATAATTTGTCACTTTTTTGTCTACAATAAGGACATTTAATTTCATTGTATTTCAATTTATCCGTATTTAAATGTGATGTTTTTGAAGTTATTTTTTGGGCACAAACTTCTTTATATAATGGATAAAAATTAAATTTATGGTTACATTGTAGTGTTATATGATTATTATCTAGGTCCATATCTGTTAATAAACATACATCTTTTTCTTCTTCATCATCAAAGTCTAATTTATTTAATTCTTCGTAGAAATTAATATTATCTTCTAGTACAATATTCATTATACAGAAAAATCTTAAAAACTCTTTATATGAATTTTATATATAATGACAAAAAGTTGGGGACCACCTACATGGTATTTATTTCATACTTTAGCGGAAAAAATCAAAGAAGATCACTTCCTTGAAATGAAGAATGAGATTCTTTCTATAATTAAAAGAATATGTTCTAATTTACCTTGTCCAGATTGTGCTGGCCACGCGTCACAAAAATTAGGTTCGTTAAATTCTGACGGTATATTAACAAAAGAGGACTTGAAAAATGTATTATTATCCTTTCATAATTTTGTGAATCAGCGGCTAGGAACATCTCAATGGAATGAAGAACAATTGAACGAAAAATACAGATTAGCAAAAACACAAGTAATAATTCAATTTTTTATTCAGACATGGCGTAAACCCAACCCAAATCCACGATTAATAAGTCATAATTTTTATAAAGATATGGTTATTAAAGAATTTATAGGTTGGTGGAATATTCATAATTCAAAATTTAATCCATAAATATTTAAAATTATTTAATTAAATATTTATTTATCATTGATTAGATGATGCTTCTCCTATAATCTGGCCGTTTTTAAAAACTTTGCACTTAAAGCTCTGCTTACTTGGTCTAGAACATATAACATTATTAGATGGTTCGGCATTGAAATATAACAAGTCTTCATGTCCTGTAGAATAAAAAGCAATAAACCATAATAATCCTAATATAAAGCCTACTAATGTTCCTAATGCTACACCACCGAATGTTGTACATCCACCTGTTATTTTAGTTCCTGCGTCTAATACCAGTAATCCAGTAATAAAAAGAATGACGGGATAATTCATACCAGAAATATATTGCATAGGCATATAAAGATATGCTAGTGTAAAAGCAATAAACATACTGTTAAAAGCAGGACTAATATACTCATTAAGATTAAATGGAAACTCAACTAAATTACAATAAGATGGAATTAATGCCTCTGATTTAACATCTAATGTATTCATTATAAACAAATTGATCAAACATGCTATTAAAATACCTCCTAAATACACCATACCTTTAATATCTGAGTTAAATAATGATATCATTACAAGACAGAATGCTAACAATATAGGAGATATTGCCGCAAAAAATTGTAATAAATTACTAAAATTTAATTTCATTGCCATTGTATATATTATATAGTCAGAATTATTATTCAAATATTAATGCCAAGACTTCATTTATATTTTCAACCGAATGAAATATAATTCCTTTAACAAAATCTCTGTCACCGTATTTTTCCATAAAACTCTTAAAATCTTTTTCATTTTCTTTTGGATATATGAATTCTTTAACACCTCCTTTAATACCACCTAGTATTTTTAATTCTAAGCCACCAATAGCAGTTACACACCCTTGTAAATTTATCTCACCGGTAATAGCTATAGTATTCTTAATTTTTCTATTTGTTAATAAACTATATAAAACACAGGTAATCGCAGTTCCAGCACTAGGACCATCTTTCGGAACAGAACCTTCTGGACAATGAATATGAATACCTTGTATTTTTGTTTCTTCCATTTCTTTTACTTTATTTTTCATAACACTTGTTTCGACAAGTGATGTGGCTAAGGTTTTTGATACAGTCATACTTTCTTTCATAACATCACCTTGTAATCCAGTTAATTTAAGATCCATAAATGATGTCGATGGAAATAATTTTGCTTCTATTGGTATAATACCACCCTGACCCATTGAATTAGCCCATAATCCATTTATTACACCAACATTTGAGTTTTTAGGTATTGTCTTTTCTAATATTTCATGTCGTTCTTTTAAAAATTTATTCTTAATATCATCGTTTGAAACAGTAATTGGTAATTCAATAGTATTATAGTCTTTGAGACAAGATAGATTAATCTCTCCTATAATTTCAAATAACAATTCTTTAAATTTTCGAATACCTGGTTCATTTGTATATTTTTCTATAATAAAAATAATATTATCGTCTGTAATATCAATACATTCTTCAACACCCATTTTTTTGTATATTTCAGGTAATATATGTCTTCTCGTAATTACTAATTTATCTTCTATTGTTAAATGTTCAAATTTGATTCGATGAATTCTGTCTAATAAAATTTTATCAATAGAACTAACATCATTATAAGAGAATACGAACAATGCCTTTGATAAATCTAAGTCTATTCCATTGAAATACTTATCTTGAAAAGAATCATTTTGAGTGGCATCTATTAAATGAGTTAATATTCCAATAATTTCTTTACCATGTTCAGTTTTACTAACCTTGTCCAATTCATCAATAAAAATGATAGGATTCATACATTTATGAATAATCAATATATCGACTATTTTACCCCATTCAGAACCAACATAAGTATAATTATGACCACTCAATGTGCTACCATTGTCTTGGCCTCCTATAGCTATAAATGAAAATGGTCGCGATTCTCCGTTCTCATCCGTTAAACATTTTGCTAATCCTTTCTTTGCGAAACTCGTTTTACCCACACCAGGAGGTCCTTCAAATCCAAAACAATAACCGCTTTGTTCTCCATTAATCCATTGAGCAATAATTCTCTCTATTTGTGTTTTCGCTTTGTCATGACCATGAACAGCATCGTTTAAAGTGTCAGTAACATTATTCATATATAGATTTATATCAGTCCACTTCTTTTCAATTAACTCAATGTCATTTATTATTGATTCAACGAGAGAAATGTTTGATAAATTTTTCAAATTTGATAATTGTTCAATTAACTGAATATTACTGTTATTGTTTATAATAAATCCCTTGATTTCATTTTTCATAAATTCCATTTTTTTACCAGAATGAACTAATTTATTAGATTTTATTTTATTCTTTTTAATAATATTATTAATATTACAAATATTAATTATTAAATCGTTCCTTTTATCTGGGGTATAATTTAATATTAAATTATCTATAATTTTATTATTAATATTTCCAATATACTCTTTTTTAATAATAGAGCATGTATTTTTAATCTTAATATTAGTTATATTATCCATATCTATAGTGAATTTATTATCTAATTTAGTAACATTTTCGATTAATCTTTTAAATATTTCTTTAATAGTAGTCATAACTGTTAATATCCATTCTTCTTTATTAATTCCAAAAGGAATTTTTAATAACCCATCTAAGTAACTTCTGGCTTTAGAACCAGTATCGTCTGTTTTGGATTTAACTTCTTTCAACTTATTCATTGCTTTTTCCTTTACAGAATCAGAAGCTTTCATCAAGCAAATTTGTTGTTCTAATGGAATTTTACTATTATCAAAATTAGATAGATCGTTTGTATAACTGATTGTTTGTTTCATAGCATCTTTGAAAAAACTTTTGATTTTCCAAGGCAAACTATCAAATAATAATGTTTGTTCAGAAGTATCAACATTACCATTATTATCATTAGATAGTAAATCATATAACAAATAAGCTAGATATTGGTATTCATGTTCGTCTGATTTAAGTAACAATTGAATTAAAGTATTTCTTTGACCATACAAGTCACTATTAATAAATTCTTTAACAACCTGTGATATGGTTTTTTGTTTAATCAATAGTATTTGACTTAAATAACCCTGAAACTTTTTAATTAATTCAGGTGTAGAGTAAACTATTAATTCTTTCAATGTTAATGAATAAATATATCTATGAAACATACTCGCATCATAATCACTATATGAATTAGAGTCATTGATTAATGATTCAATCTTATTATTTAAATGATCATTATCAATACAGGTTGTTAATAAATCATCTACTAAACCGGCTATAATAATTGTTTTTTTATCTTTTTCACTATGAATAGCTATTTTAATGCCATAAACCTTTGCTTGAAATGTATCATTAGTTCTACATAAATCAAAACAGTCCAAATTATTTGATTTTTCTACAATAACAAAATCTTCAACCATTTTATTCTTCTCAATTACACTGTCAGAAGTATTTTTTCTTTCATTTTTCCAATTCATTGTTTTAAAATTGATAGGGTGAAAATGTTTTTCAATGAGAGAATATTTATCCTTATCCCAATTAATATTAGTTATATAGCTATCTCCTAATACTACATTTAATAAATCATGAACATTTTCGGTTCCATACAATTTAAATATCTGATGTAAATCATTTCTTATAACTTCGAGATTAGCCTTTATTTTTGAAATATTTGTTTTACTTTTTAATAAAATTTTATTGTTGGATAATTCTCTATATAAATTTTCTAATTGCTGTGTTCCTTGGTTTAATTCATTTGCTCCAATAATATCCAATTGTTTATATTTCTGAATTGATATCAATGTTTTTTGTATTAATTCATGTAAATATTGTATCTGGGTATTCAGTAATCTCTGCGTTTCTCTTGGTGATGGAATTGGTTCAACTACATCACTGTTTTTAGAAATAATAATATTTTTCATTAGTATATTATATTGATTTAATTTTATTTCCAATTAATCTTTATTATTTTCACATGTTTCTAAATAATACATGGTTCAATTATAATGATTTTAAAACTATATTAAAAAAATAATTATAAGTAGTATAATGGGTATACCTTCTTACTTCTCGTATGTTATTAAAAATTATCCGAATATTTTAAAGAAATTTCAAAAAAATTTTTCACAAAAGGAAACATTATTTAATAATCTTTTCTTAGATAGTAATTCTATTATATATGATTCAATGCGAGAAATTGAATATAAAAATAATAGTGATTTTGAGCGTAAATTAATTAATGCTGTATGTAAAAAAATAGAAGATTATATACAGCAAATATCTCCAAATCAAGTGGTATATATAGCATTTGATGGTGTAGCTCCAGTTGCCAAACTCAATCAACAAAAAAATAGAAGATATAAATCTTGGTTTATCAATAATTATGACTCAACTGATGATAAAAAATGGGATAGCACGGCCATTACACCAGGAACTGAATTTATGAATAAATTAAATTTACAAATTAAATATCATTTCAGAACACCAATTCCTTATAAAGTGAAACAAATTATTATTAGTGGTAGCGATGAACCTGGTGAAGGAGAGCATAAAATTTTTGAATATATTCGAGAAAATTCAAATGAGTTGTTAAATGATAAAACGGTCATTTATGGATTAGATGCTGACCTTATTATGCTAACAATTAATCATCTACAATATAACCAGAATATGTATTTGTTTCGCGAAACACCGGATTTTATTAAAAGCATTGATAATTCATTGGATCCGAATTGTTTATATATGATTGATATCCCACAGTTTAAAGATAATATGGTTTTGTATTTAAATAACGATATTGAACCTAAAACGAATATTGAAAAAAATAGGGTTTTTGATTATATATTCCTATGTTTTTTGTTAGGAAATGATTTTTTACCTCATTTTCCTGCTTTAAATATTAGAAATAATGGTATGGATATTGTATTGCAAACATATAGAAATGTAATAGGTAACAAATCTAAAAATTTGGTTAATAACAATAAAATTATTTGGAAAAATGTGAGATTATTAATACAGGAATTAGGGAAAAACGAGGAGGATAATATTATACAAGAATACAAACTTAGAAATAAGATGGAAAAGCGTAATATTCCATTTAATGATAAGACAAGTAAATTTGATAAAGAAATGTTATATGCTCCTTCAAAAGAAAGACAAGTAGAAAAATATATTAATCCAGTTGATGATTATTGGGAAGCTAGGTATTATGATATGTTACTTGATATTGATTATAAAGATGAAGAAGCAATGAAACAATTATCATTGAATTATCTTGAAGGACTAGAATGGACTTTTAAGTATTATTCTTCTGGTTGTGTTGATTGGAGATGGTGTTATAAATACCATTATCCGCCACTATTAAAGGATTTGTTAAAATATATTCCATATTTTGATGAGGATTTAATTGATGTAAAGGAAAAATTACCTGTAACTGAAATCGTTCAATTGAGTTATGTATTACCAAAAAATAGTCTATATTTATTACCAAGAAAAATAGAAACTAAACTATTATCACAATATGAAAGTAATTATAAGATGGATTATGAATTTCAATGGGCATTTTGTAAATATTTTTGGGAATGTCATGTTGATTTTCCAGATGTATCTGTAGAACAGATAGAAGATATAGTTAATTTATAAATATCGTTTAACATCATCATAAGATAAATTGCCTGATGGATTTTCCATGGTAACTGAACAGCCACCTATTTCTGGCATATCAGAAACATCAAATCTATATATTCCACTTTTCATACCATATATAATAATATCTTTTACATTTTGTTTATTTTCTTGGTTGTGTAAATGTAAACTAATTTTATTGAAATCTACATTTTTTTTTAATAACTCATCTATAATAGTTTTAAAATTATTAAATTCCATTGTTCCACATGTATCAGATAAACATATTTCACTAATCTCATCATAAGTATAATAATAGTGAAGAATTTCATTTATAATTTTATGATTGTCTATCCTACCAGAAATGGGACAATCAGTAATACATGAAATATATAATTTAACCTTTGAATCTTGAATTAGAGTAACTCTTTTCATCATCAATTCTATTTCATTCTTAATTTCTGTTAAGTTTTTGTTTGTATTTTTTTTTTGGAAAGCATTAGAAACAGAAGTTATAAAGGAGAAATTTGTTATGTTATGGTCAGAAGCAATATTAACACTCTTAAGATTTGGAGTTAACATATATAAATCGATTGGTCTAGCTATAATAATATTGATAAATTGTGCTTCATGAAATAACTCTATAGATTCTGACATTTGAGGTAATATTTTGGGAGAAACAATGGAACCCACTTCAATTGCTGATGGATATCTATTAACAATGATATTTCGTAATATTTCTGTTTTTTCTGCCAATGAATATATTTTTGTCAATGATTGTAAGCCATCTCTAAGAGTGACATCGAATAATTTCAAAGAGTTTTTCCCTATCATACTTGAATACATATACTTAATTATGTATAATTAATATTTAGGTCAATTTTATTTAAAAATAACATAGTAAATAATATAATGGCACAACAATTTGAAGGCGATAGAAAAGATTTTCTAACTCTTTTAGGAAATAATCCCGGAATATTGATTTTTAAATTCACCGCTGATTGGTGTTCACCATGTCAAAAAATAAAACCATACGTTGATGGACATTTTGAATCTATTAGTTCCCATAATATTCATTGTTACGAAGTAAATGTCGACGAGTCATTTGATTTATTCGCATTTATGAAAACGAAAAAAATGATGAAAGGAATACCTACAATGTTGGCATATAAGAAAGGAACTACAAGTTTTGCACCAGATGATAGTATATCGGGTGCTGACTTAAAGGAGGTTAATCAGTTTTTCGATAGATGTAGAAAACTGTGTTAAACAATTTAAAAAAATAAGATATTATATATTTAAATGGATACTTTGGATTTAAATATACACAACTATGAATTAAACGACTTATTAAATCTATTTAAATTACCTTTTCATTTTGAAGAATCGCATTTAAAAGCCGCGAAAAAAATGGTTTTGAAAACACATCCTGATAAATCCGGATTAGATAAAGATTATTTTCTCTTTTTCTCTCAAGCATATAAATATTTAATTAAAATTTATAGTTTAAGACAAAGCAGTACAACTACTAATACAGAGTATGAAAAAGATGATTTCTGGGAAAATGAACATAATGTATTAATTGATGGGAAAATCAGTTCTATGGATCAAAATGAATATAACACATGGTTTAATGATACTTTTGAAAAAATGAAAATGAAAGATGATGTCGAAGAAACAGGATATGGTGAATGGTTAAAATCAGACGAAGATGTTGTTACAGATAAGATCTCCAATAGCGGAGAGATGAATGAATATATACAAAATAAAAAAAAAGAATTAAGAGCTCTTGTTGTTCATAACGATTTCCAAGATTCTGTTAATGGAAGAGGTGATAATTTGATTAGGGATGTTCCAGAAAATTACGGATCTGGTATGTTTGATAAACTTCAATTTGAAGATTTAAGAAAAGCACACGCAGAATCAGTTATTCCTGTAACTGACGAAGATTTTCATAATAGAAAAAAATATGATTCCGTAGATGAATTAAATAGAGCCAGAACCCTGGACTCGGTAACAAATGAAAAAGAATGGTTCTCTAGTCATGAAGATAAATTAAATAATTTAAAAACAACCGACGAAGATATTAATATCAGAAGAGCATATAAATTATTAAATCAAGATGAAAAAGCTAGAGAGAATAATAATAAATTTTGGACAGATTTAAAACGGCTTGAAAATTAATATTTATACGCTAGTCGAAACATAACTTGTTCCTACATTTTGACAATGAACACATCGGACAAAGGTTTTATCGCGTGACCATTGTTGTTCACATATATAATGAACTGTTAAATTACAAACAAAACATTTTACAAACATTTGTTTCGGAACGAGATTTTCTGTGTTTTGATATAATCCTTTTTCCATAGTATCCAGACAAATAACACATTGGTTATTGTTATTATTTATAAATGGAATAATCTTACTACCCATAGTTTGCGCGAATACATTTCCCATATCTATTAATTAATTACTTTATCTATTAATTTAATATTTATATCAATTTTATATTTTAATATTATATAAATGGTGGCTATAACTATCTATCTAGATAATTCTGCTAATTCATCATCGAATAATCCACCTGGATATAATCAATGGGTAGGAGGAACAGAACATGGCGATCCTAGAGGGATTAAAGTCCTTAAAAGTGATACCAAATTACAATATATATTTAATAATAATGTAGATAATTTACAAACTTGGTATTATGATTACGGGTGGCAATCTGGACCTAATATTAACGGACCTTTTACTAATAATCAAATTATTAAAATTCCTCCAGTAGTAGGACAAGTTAAATCTTGTTGCTGTTTAATATTATAAATTTATTTTTTTTGTTATTCAAAAATAAATTTGTAGATGTAATATATATATGAATTATTACGCAAAATATATTTTTATTTTTCTCTTATTATTTGTGTTAGGATTTATATTTGAAAAATATAAAAAATCTGAAGCCAAACAAGAAAAATTAGACCAATATGAATTAATTAAGAAGTATTTGTTAAATGATTCCACTTTAGCCAGAACAAATAAACCATTATTATGGATACATGTTGCTTTTGATACAAATGCTAGATGGTGGCCATCATTTGGTTCTAGAAATACTGCTTGTCTTAATCAACCATATCAATATTTAACTATTAAATCTATTGTTGATAAATGCGGCGATTCATTCAATATTTGTTTGATTGATGATAAGTCATTTAACAAAATTATTCCTGGATGGAGCACCAAGGTAGCTAATTTACCCAATCCACTAAGACCTCATTTAAGAGAATTGGCTATGGCAAAACTGTTATATTATTACGGAGGTATGACAATTCCATCCTCCTTTATATGTCTTAAAAACTTGAAACCATTATATAGTAAGGGATTATCATCGGCCACTATGTTTTGTGGTGAATTACCGAGTGATAGTAATGTTGTCACTTATAAAGAGTTTTTCCCAAATAACAAAATTATGGGATGTAAAAAGGATTGTGAACTTATGGAGCAATATGTTAATTTCTTAGAACGAACTGTTTCATCTGATTATACGAATGAATTAGAGTTTACAGGAGAAACCGATAAATGGTTATATTCTCAAGTTCGACAAAAAAAAATTATGCCGTTAGATGCCAAATATTTTGGATGTAAAACAGATAATAATGAACCTGTATTAATAGATAATTTATTAAGCGATGATGATGATTTTTCTGTTTCGAGTTCTGCGTTTGGAGTTTATATTCCCGACAATAAGTTATTATTGAGAACTAATTTACAATGGTTCGCCAGACTTAATCCAGAACAAGTATTACGCAGTGATACTATAATCGCAAGATACCTGTTATTAAGTAATTAAATATATATTAAATTAATTTAGTAATATAATATATATTATGCCTCTTATCGAAATTAAAATAGATGACAAAATGACAAAATTTATGATAAGAAATATATTAGGACATGAACCATGTCATGATTTTAATCCAGCTGGTGCTGGATCAAGATATGTTAAACTTAATAAACAATTAGAAAATGTTAAAATTGGTGGTATATATCAACAAGGAGGAAGTGGGAAGGGTCATGGAATGAAGGAAGCAGCACCAGCAGCACCATCAACAGTATTCTCTTTGGGAGCCAGTGACATGGACGATGGTAAAGACGAGGACGATGTAGAGATTAACACATATGAGGATATGAAAGATGATTCACCATCTACAGTTTTTAATAAAATAGCTATAAGTGAAGATAAAGATCTACTAGATCCTAATGTAAATATGGATAGTCTATCTAATATCTTTCATTCTATATTGGGAACTGATTATAACTCATTTTTAAATGAATTTGATGTTGACGCAAATAATATGGATAATATAGTGGAATTAAATGCAGAAGACACAGATACTCGTAATACACGTTCTATGACACAATTAAGAAGTAATACAATAAATGGTATTCAAAGTACTACTGAAATGACAGATTATATTAGAATGTATATGTTTAATTATATAGCTGGTTATACATCTAGTGCTAGCGTTGGTACTGGTCTGAAATCTAGTGAATATAAGGGAGGAAAAGCGATTAAACCAAATAAATCAATGATAGAGGAAATAGAAGAAGAAAAAGATAATGCGTTAATGTCAATAGAAAATAAAAAAAAAAAGACTGATATAGCCACATTAAAACAAGGAATCCAAGAAGGAGATTCAGAATTAAAACAAGGAATACAAGAAGGAGAAGCAGCAGTAGAAGCAACAGTATCAAAAGAAGAAGCAGAAGCAGAAGCATCAGTATCAAAAGAAGAAGCAGCAACACAAGCAATAGTATCAAAAGAAGAAGCAGTAGCAGAAGCAGCAGCACAAGCAGAAGCAACAAAAGCAGTAGAAGCACCACCAACAGCAACAGTAGAAGCAGCACCAGCAGCAACAGTAGAAGCAGCATCAACAGCAGAAGCAGCATTAACAGAAGAAACAACACTATCCGACCGTTATCAAGAATATAGTTACCTTAATAATGCTTTAACACATATAATAAAAGAATTTGATGAATATGATAAATTAGACGATGATGCTTTAATTGATGTATGGCCAATAGACACGGATATTTCTCGACCATACCTTAAAGAAACGAAGAATATATTTGTTTTTTATCAGTATATATTTAATTATTATATCAATAATATTAACAATATATTATCTAGCTATCTAATTAATGACAGTTATTTTATTCGTGACGCAATATTCTTTTTTTTCATTAATCATTTTAACAGTAACGAGGAAAAATTTTTAGAAATAACAGACGAAGAAAAAAAAAGGGGTATTCTTAATGAGATTTTTAATCTTCGTATTCCAGAATGGAGTGATGATAATAAATATTTAACTTCGATTAAAAAAAATAAAAAGGAGGAAATTATAGAAAAGACAATCGCATCTGGACAAAAGGGAGGAGATGATGATGATGAAGTTATCTTATCATTACAAATTATAAATATGGTTACTAGTTTAGGGCCTGTTGTGGTTTATTTTGATGATAGTACTAATCCTAAGACAGTAACGATAGGAACAACAAGCATAACTACTCAGGACATATTAATAACTGTGTTACAAAGTGTATATACTGGTTTAATTGGTGGTCTAATGAGTCAAATTCTGACTGAAGGAAACGATAAATATGTTGTTCCAGCCGATTTCGATAATATAATTGGTGCTTTACAGGGACAACTTATAGGGGAATTCGTAACCAATACTAAGAATAAGAGTTATATACAACAATTAAAACCAAAAAAAAATGGAGCTAATGGTTCTTTATTTACATCAATTAAAAAATATATTACCCCTCCTACACCAGGAGCACCAGTATCAAGAGGATCAGACCCTGAAAATTTAAAAATTAGTATAAATACTGCGATTAATACAATAACAACAAATCTCAAAGCAAGAATAATTAGATTAGTATCGGTTGTTATGTATAATAAAATTAAAATACAAGGTGCTAAGACTAGTAGTCTTAGTAGAGAAGCTCAAGTTCCAGTTAATATGATATTACAAACAGTGTGTGAAAAAGTTAATGAGATTATTGGGATTCCTCCTACTTCTATGACTCCAGCTGAAAATAATAGAGCAGCACAAACCAATGCTGATCGTGGAGAAGTTTTTTTAACACAGAGACATATAATTGATAAAATTGCGACTGGTGGTTCTACTTCTGATGTAGATACTAAATTATACGTCGGTTTTAGAAATTGGCTTAATAATAACCAAGGTGTCATGACACAAGAAGTCTATGGGAGTGTTGCCTCGTGGTCGCCTGAAAAGTTAAAGGAGTTTATACAATCCGGATCCAAACCAGTTAAGGTTATTAATAATGCTTTATCTGATAAAGCTTCCAATAGAGAAAAAATGATAAAAGTATTATCCGATTATACAACTAGAAAGAAAGAGATAAGTGGTAAAAAGATTTTTCATATAAAGTGTCCAATATCATCTATTTTTGATGCTCAAGGTTCTTTTGGTTCATGTAATTTTGGTTTAAATAAAAATAAGTCAAACAACAGTGGAATATCCTCAAATAGACATAACGCAGATGTAATTACGGATAATATGGACATACAAATTAGTGGTACGAATGGGTTTTTAATTAATTTTAAACTAACATATAAAGCAAAGGGAGGAAACACAGGTCGTGCGATATTAGAATATACTATTACACCTGGAACAAATTATACAGATACTGGTGGATATAAAATAATAACTGGTATAATAGACTCAGTAATTAGAGACGAAGCCATAGATATTTTATCCGCGATGACTGTATTTAAGGGTGTTTTTAATGATATAACAGCATCACTAGGTAATGGAGATTTAACTACTCATTTAGCAGGTGCTAATGCTATACATACTATAATGAGTGGTTTAACACAAAAATTTATGGGAGATTTTGGACAAGAATTAAATGCAATATCCACCAATTTTGGACAAGGAGGTACAGCTGATTCTTATACATTATTAGCTGATGGTGATAGACCATCATTTGTAAGAGCCAGTTTGTTAAGATCACTAGCTACTGAGGGAATTGATCCATACTCATATTTATGGTTTATGAGTCCAAAAGGTGGAGTAGCAGTAGGACCACCACCGGGGGCAGGGCGTGGTGGAGGAACAATAAGAAAGAAAACAAAAAAGAGAAATAATAAAAAGAAAAGGAAGAATAGAAAAACGAATAAGAAAAAAAGTAAAATAAGAAAGAATAAAACCAGAAAGAATAAACGAAAAACGAAAAGGAGTAAAAAAACAATTAAGAAAAGGTAAATTTATTTTTACACCGTTTTACACCGTTTTACATTTACTGTGCTTCGCCGAAACGCCTATTAGATGATAATAAATATAAAGACTATTTATTATCATATGATAGTATGATAGTATGAAAGACCATATCAGGTATTTATCAGATTTACATTTAGAATTTATTGAACCGAATAAAATAGAACAATTTATTAAAAAAATTCCATCTGGCATTGAAGAAATATGTATATTAGCAGGAGATATAGGTAATCCATATCAATTAAATTATCATATTTTTATGGAATTTATAAGCAAAAATTTCAAAAAAACATTTGTTATTACAGGAAATCATGAATATTATAATAAAACAAAAACGATAGAAGAAACAAATGATTTTCTAAAAGAATATTTTAATAAATTTAATAATATTATTTTTTTGAATAATAGTTATGAATTGTATGATGGTTATTGTTTTATTGGTACTACATTATGGTCAAAAATTACAAATCCTGAATTTAAAATAAATGATGTATATAAAATTCCTCGTTTTGATTATATTGAATACAATAGATTAAATATGTTAAGTGTTGATTTTTTAGAAGATACTTTAATAAATAATGAAAATTGTGTTGTAATAACACATCATATACCTTCTAATTCTTTAATTGATATAAAATATAAAACTCAAAAGAGGTTACCTTATAATCAATGGTTTTATTGTAATATGGATGAAATTATTGAAACAAACCGAGATAAAATAAAATGTTGGATATACGGACACACTCATACACCATCTAATGTTACAATATATGGAATACCATTTTTATGTAATCCTATTGGTTATCCAAATGAAAATGTAAATGTAAATTTTCAATCAAATATTAAAATCGGCATTTGAAATGTAAAAAGGTGTAAATAGAATTTCTCTCTATGAATTTAAAAATAAATGAAATAAGGAATGTTGTATTTAGATCTACTATATACAACTTTGGTATTGAACATAATAGAATGTAATTTACAGATTTGTCTAATAACTGTACATAGACTAGAATAATTATGTTTTCTCTCGACATAAAACATTTTTGCCTTATGATAATAAGGTTTAATAATTTCAGTAAATTCAGTAATAATATCTAATAATTCAGCTCGTTTATAAGAGTTAATATCAAAAGTATAAAATTTTTCATTTTTATCACAAATTTTTTCTAAAAAATCAAATAAAATATCTTTATGAATGATTTTTTTAAATGTTTGACTCATAATAATTGTCCGTATAGTTTAATTAGATAATAGTTGAAATAAATTATTAGTAAATAATGCCAACTCAATTTCATCTTCATGAATATTATGAAAAATAGAAATATATTTACATAGCAATTTAATAATTTCATATTTTTGCGTTTCAGTTAAAATATCAGTTGTTTTAATAAAAATAAAATAGTTATCATAAATATCCATAACAGAATAACCTTTATCAAATAAATTATAGAATATATCAATAGATAAGTTAAGATTCTGATTGATAATATGTTGAGTATATTCTTCAAAAATGGAAAAGCTAATATTAGTGCAAATATTATTTGCTAAATCAAAATTGATAGGCATATTAAGAATTTTGAATTTTTCCAAGTAATTTAATAATATTCGAATAGAACCGTTACAAACAGTCAAGATAAATTTTTCAGCCTTTTTATCAATAACTAGATTCTCTTTTTTTTTGATTTTAGATAATATTTTCCCAAGACTTTTATTACAGAGTGATTTCATCTTGATAATAATTTTTCTAGACTGTAAACTATCAATTACCTTTTGAATATTGGAACACGATGATATAAAATGAACATTATTACTATATTTGTCAATACAATTTCTAAAAACTTGTTGACTTTGTTCATTAATATTATCAATATCATCTAAAACAATAATTTTCTTTTTATTTGGGATAGAACAGCGTGTTTGACAAAATGTTTTAACTTCTGTTCTATAATATTGAATACCTTGTTCTTTAAGACTATTGATGATTAATATATTATCATTGTATGAGATGCCATTATAATATTCTTTAATGAGAGCATTAATAAGGGATGTTTTACCAGAACCAGAATCCCCGACAAATAATATATTTAAATTATTCATTGAAATTAATGTATCTAGAATAGTAATAATATTTTGATCAATTTCAAAATCTTTAAACAATGTAGGTTTATATTTGTACATAAAGGGCAATTCCATATTAATTATATTCGTTAATAAGTATTTAAGTAAATGTAATTATATAATATTAAATGACTGATTATTATAAGATATTGGAGGTAGACGATAATGCTAGTCAAGACGAAATAAAAAAATCGTATAGGAAGCTATCATTAATACATCATCCTGATAAAAATCCCGGAGATCATGGGGAAAAATTTAAATCTATAAGCGAAGCATATGAAACTTTAGGTGACCCAGAAAAAAGAAACGGATATAATATGTCAAGAAGAAATCCATTTATGGGAGGGATGCCACCAGGTATGGGAGGAATGTCATCAGGTATGGGAGGAATGTCATCAGGAATGCCGCCTGGTATGGGTGGTGTAGATGATATTTTTAAAATGTTTTTTGGAGGTCAAATGCCTAATGGAATTCAATCAATGGAAGGTGGGTTTCCTGGAATGAATGGGAATGTTCGTGTATTTAGAAATGGTCAATCTGTTAATGTCAATGCCTTAAATAAGCCGATACCAATAATAAAAAATTTAGTAATAAGTTTAGAACAAGCCTATAAAGGAGATCAAGTGCCAGTTCAAATTGAGAGATGGTTATTTGAAGACGATATAAGAAAGATTGAAAACGAGACATTATATATTCCAATAATGAAAGGAATAGATGATAAAGAAATGATAATATTACGAGATAAGGGAAATGTTTTGAAAAATGATTTGCGAGGAGATGTAAAAATTATAATAAATATTCAAAACACAACAGTATTCAAGCGTGATGGATTAAATTTATATCTGGATAAAGAGATAACCTTAAAAGAGTCATTATGTGGATTTGATTTTATAATAAATCATATAAGCGGAAAGCAGTTAAGATTTAATAGTGAATCAGGAACACCAATGAAAGATGGTTTAATAAAATCAGTCCCAGGGTTTGGATTAGAGAGAGAAAATAACAAGGGAAATTTGTGTATAAAATTTACTGTAAAATATCCAGAGAAATTATCAGCAGAACAAATAAAAAGTTTAAAAGAGATATTATAAATTAATGACTGTGATTTTCTTCATTTAATGATAAAATAATAGTTCCAATAATAACAGCTATTAGACCAATCATTTGAGCATTATTTAATGTTTGAGAGAATAAAAAGTATGAACCTAGTGATAAGGCAATAATAATAAATGTATGATGTGTAGCATGAATAACAGACAAATGTTTACCTGTTCTCATAACTAGATATAAAAAAACATATGTAATAAAAATAGCAATTAATCCTAAAAAGAAATACAAATTTAAATAATCTTTATGAGCTGAACCTTTTTTCAGTAAGAATTGAGAAGAAATTTCAGTTAATGCCATAATTGCGAAAAATAAATATATGGTATTATCTGATATTTTAGACATTATATATTTAATGAATAAAATAATATAAACAGAAATTAATAAAAAAATTTAAGGGCAACCTGGTCGAGTGGTTAAGGTGGAAGACTAGAAATATTCTGGGAAATACCATCGATGGTTTGAATCCAGTGGTTGTCGTTTAACACGCGTGGTGTAGTGGTAACATAGTTCCCTTCCAAGGAATTGCTTCGGGTTCGATTCCCGACGTGTGTAAAAATTAAATATAATAAGATATAATTATTATATTTAAGAAGTAGTCATAATGTCTTCTAATGGTAAAAAGAATTTTACATCTCCTATATAAAATAATATAGAAGCTAGATAGAGTAAAGTATGATTCCATAATTTCCAAAATAGATTCATTACTCATTAGCAAGAATTATATTTATACTTGTTTATTAAAATATATAAAACTGATATAACCAAAAATATCAATGAATTGAATTACACCGACTGAAAAGAAAAATAATTGGCGCTAATATTGATAAGTTGATTCATATGGTATAATAGATCTATCGAAAAGAGAGTGAGAGAAAATATGATTTAAATAATTACAAATTAAACAAATGGTTGTTGGGAATAAGGATAAGCTAAATTCGAAGGATTACTAGTCATAGAAGGACAACAAGGGATCTTTGGATAAGATATATGTGTTCCATTTTGTCGTGCTTTATAATCAGCTTCTAATTGTGCCATTGTTAAACTATTAGTAGCAGCTCTTCTATTTTTATTTCGCCGAACAGAAGCATTTAAGCCTCCAACACCCGAACCAGGTGTATATTTATTAAATAAGCTGGTTTTAACATTTCCAGTAAAAATAAGTCTTCTTTGTCCACCAGGAGCCATTATAATATATATGAATAATAAAAATATATATTATAATTTAAGAAATTCTTTGTGAATCAATATCACCAGATACTAAATAAATAGAATTCTCTGTAACAATGATATACTCAGTTTCTACTTTGTAAATTTTACTAATAGGACTAGTATACTCATCTTCACTTTTAACAAGTAATTTTTCTTGATTGGACTTAACTCCAATAATAATCTCCTTATCAAGAGATGCTGTCCAATAATCTGACTTAACCTCTTTATCCTCAACAATAGCTAATTTCCAAGCATGTTGAAGACAAGTATTTGAAGGCATTCTATAGTTTTGCTCTGAAGCTTGTGAACTCATTATATAGGAAATTAAATATAATTCTTTAAATACTTATATTTAATAAAAGTTAATTTAAATTAAATTCAATTCAATTCAATTCAATTCAATAGATTAAAAAAATAATAATAAAATATTTGAAAATAATAATGAAAAATAATAATTTAAATAATATTGAAAATTATAAAACAGAATTAGATTCTAATGAACATATTCTGTTTATTAAATATATTGGACTAATTCATGAATTAATTGAATGTAGTGCAAATAATATTTGTATTCAGAAATCAGAATATTTGAAGTATGTGTTAATGAAAGGAATAAAAAATGTGTTTTATATTTTCAATTTCTTATTATTATATACCAAAAATTTAGAACTAACAATTTATCATACACAAAAAGCTATTTTATACTTTATTGAATTTATAGGTCAGATCGGTGATGATAATCATAGTTTTTTAAAATTAAATACGAAAGATGCTAGTTTATTTATTTATAAGAAAACAATATTTGAAGTAAATAACGACTTTAGAAAATCATATGAAGAATCTGAAGAAACAAAAACAAAGATGGAAATGTTACACTTATATATTGAAATATATAATAATATAATGCTGAAATTTATTGAAAATTTTGACTTTCAAAGTAATACACTAGAAGATCTTCAAAATATAACCTTTACGAAATTATACAAAATTGTAGAATCTTTAATACAATTACCCATTATATTCAAAAATAGTAATGAAAAAATAAAAGATAAAATAACTGAGTATAATACATTTGTTAATAATATTAATATTTGTTATTCATTGCCAGTTATATCTAAAAATTATTTGAATTTAATTAATTACACAATAAAGAAGGGTTACCAAATAAATATTAATAATAGTATCATAAAAAAAAATCTAGAGTCAATAAATATTGAACATAAATTAGACGATTATTCTATTTGTAAAATTTATAATCATATAGCTAATTAATTCATTAGGATAGTTTTCTTTCGGATTTTTTTCTTTCGTTGTTTATTGGTTTGAGCAGTATTGTTTTCATTTACACATGATATATTTCTATATTCGCTTTCTAGTATTGTTTTAATAAATCTATAAATTTCATGTAATACATCTTCTTCACATTTCCCTACAACTAGAACACTTCCTGTTCTAAAAACCATAAAGGATACTTCTTGACAGTCTTTATGGTTTGGTTGTTGACCAGTTTGATCAGTTATTGTATTGTCATAATAGAATTTACACTGAATGCCTGGATAAGAACAAGCATCAAAATTACTATTAATACGGTATTTATATTTTAACAAATCATATAATTTATCTCTATCGATGAAATATCCACAATTGAAATTTGAATTTATCAACACAGTTTCACTTTTATCTTTAATATAATTTAAATCTTCTCCAATATATGGTCTTATTACTTTTACCAATAGTGTTAAAACCTTATCTAATAACAGTTCAGTTTGAATACCAGGAATTTCTAATTTACCTGTATTAAATACTTTGATATGCATTTCTTTATATTCATCATTATGAAATATTCTCATTATCATAACAAAACAATTGAAGAATGCTCTCTTTTTCTTACTTCTGTAACTTAAAATATCTTTTTTACAAATACCAATACTAATTTTTCGTTGGTCTTTATATTTAATGCGTCCATCAGGATTTTCAATATGTTCAATAATTTGTTCCTCATAATATTTAACACCTTCAAGATTATTTGAAATCATATCTACATCTTCTTTACATATAGATGAATATTTAATCTGTTTTTTAATAATTCCATTATTTGGAGAACTATAATCTAAAATAGGAATATCCCAAAATACTTTTTTAATATCAATTTCATTTGTATTCAAATACGAAATCTTTGTTTTTGTAGAAATATATATTGGTGAACATTTAGGAATACTATTTACATCATTCGACTGTAAATTTGATACATTTTTTTCAGAATTTATATTTTCATTAATTGACTTAGTATCTGGTGTGAAATCATCACCGTCATTTTGTAAAAAGCTTTCCCATTCATCATCAATATTTTCCATTACTATTATATCTATACCCCTTTGTTTAAATATATTTATTAATATTTAAAAGGTTCAATTATTTTCTTTATCTATAATAAACATGGACTACACTCATGAAAGAACGATGCCGCTTCCTATCCAAAAATCCTCTTCTAATGATAATTGTAAAGAATTAAGCTTGAATCATACATTTATTGACCCTAGTAAGATGTCGCCACCAAATAGTTTTATGGATAAATTAATGAAACGAATGGATAATTATTATTCACCAACAGATAATCAAAAAAAGGGGTTTTTTGGAAAAAAATAAAAAATTGAAGTCATAATATCGTATCAATACATATATAATTATTAATACGATGGGTTGTGTTTTAAGCTGCTGTTATATTTGCTTGTTAGGATGTGCTCCTAAGACGATGATAAGTCTTGATATTTCGAAACATATTGCGTGTATGCTCGATGAATATATTAACCATATGAAAGATATTACATTTACTATACCTCCAGCATGGACTCCTAATCTTACAGATGATAAAGAGTTAATTAAATATCTCACTAAACAAATCGTGTTAGCATTAAAATCAATCACACATTTTAAACCATATTCTTTTAATGGTTTTACTGATGAATATATCACAGTTAATTTATCATACTATCTAATTCATAAAATGTTTGATAACGAATATGAATTTAATACATTAGATAATATTCCTATAGATACTTGCTTTTATAGAAAACCTGATATACCAGAAGAATCTAAAAACCGTTTTGTAACAAACTTTGAATTATTTCCTACAAAAACAATTTCTCTTACTAGTAATGATTCTACAGATAAGCTACTATTAGATATTAAATTGAAAAATATGGTGACATCAGCTATTAACAATACTGATTTTGATGCTATTATTTTAACTATTTATAATGAATTTGTAGATAATGTAGAAAAAAAGAATACAGAACAAATGGAGGCATTAAATGTTAACATCATTTAAAAATTTGTTTAGTTTTAAAATGCTATAAGGTAACATATAATCTATATTTAAATCTTGTATATGCATAATATTTTCTACAAAAGATAAAAATGAACTACTTATTAAATATTTCTTGTTTCTAATAAGATAGTTTAAATAATTTTTTATAATATTCTTTTTTTCAATATTATATTCAGTACTTAATTTTGAAATAAATTGTAAGTTTTCATCCAAGTCTTTACTTTTAATATCATCTGTTAATTTTTCCCACAATTGGGTCTGTATAATTTTCTTGTTATATATTATTTGTTCATTTGATTGCATATAATTAATCATACTTCTAATATCTGAATTGAATAATTTTTGGATTAAATATATGGTTTCATCACTATATTGTAATTTTTCATTTTCATTTATTATATTTAAAAAATTTATAATTTCTCTTTCTGGTAACTGATTAAATCTTAATCTAACAAATTCATTTTGTAATGCTTCGTCAATTCTACTAATATAATTACATATTAAACAAAATCGAACATTTGATTTATAATTCTGTAATAAATAACGCAATGCTATTTGAGCATTTTTTGTCATATAATCAACTTCATCTAATATAACAAACTTCATACCATTATTAAATAAACTTTTCGAATTTACAAAACTGTTAATCTGATTTCTTATTATATCAATTCCTCTTTCATCTGACGCATTTAAATGAATCATTAAATTTTGATCTTTACTATTTTCTTGATATGATTTTATTAAATTAATAATACTTGTTGTCTTACCAGTTCCAGGAGGCCCATAGAATAGTAAATTAGGAAAATGCTCATTTTTTATAATATTCTTTAAAATTGTTTTATTTAATGGATCTAATACAATATCATCAAATGTATTTGGTCTGTATTTTTCAACCCATGGTGTAAAAATATTCATATATACTATACTATTAATATCGTTATTTATTTAAATAAAATTGAATGATTATAATATAAATAATATACTATAATCTATCTAGAAATGAATAAACCGGAGTTAAACATTTATGTTGGTTCAATGTATGCTGGGAAATCTAGTGAAATTATTAAAAATTTCAAAACACTAGAGGCTGCCGATGTTAGATCTTTGGTTATTACACATTCATTTGAAAATAGATTTGATGAAAACTATTTATCAACCCATGATAATATTAAAATTCCCTGTGAAAAATTATCACATATTAAAGACATTTATAGCTTAAAAACATTTAATGAATCGTGTGTTATATTAGTTGATGAAGCTCAGTTTTTTGACGATATAATAGAGATTGTTAATATTGTGGAAATAAATAAAAAAACAGTCTATGTTTTTGGTTTAGATGGTGACTTTAAAAGAAAAAAATTCGGAGGAATACTAGATTTAATACCATATTGCGATAATATACATAAATTAAAATCAATTTGTTACAAATGTAAGGATAAAGGGATTTTCAGCTTAAGAATATCTAATTCTGATAATCAAGTATTAGTTGGAAGTAGTGACGATTATCAACCAGTTTGTAGGAAATGTTATCTACAAAACTCGTAAATCACATTATAATATCCTTCATTTATTCTTAATTAAATTTTAAAACTATTTTAAAACTATTTAAATTAATGTTATCTATTTAATTATAAAATGAGTTCAACAATTGTCGAGAAGAAAAAGAGAGGAAGAAAAAAGCAAAATATTGTTTTAACAGTTGAAGAAACTATTGAATCGCCTTCAACAAAACCACTCCCTAAGAAACGAGGTAGAAAACCAAAAGGTGGTAAAATTATTCAACACAATGCTATTTTAAAGGATACTATAGAATCTGAACCTAATATAATTTTACATTTAAAATGTTCGAATAGTGATATTTTAGAAAATGAAGATTATTCATTAAAATATGATCCAAATATTGAAAATATTAAAAGTTTTAATTTTGATAATATGGAAACAAATAATTTTTTATTGGATAATAAAAACGACATAACTCATTCAAATGAATTTAAAAAAAATAATACTAATGACAATGACACTGATAATTGTTGTAAAACATCTAAAACCGAATTATGGGACAAATTAAATCAATTAAAGGTTAATTTACATAAAAATAATATTTCAGATAAAAGATCTGCGTGTTTTTGGTGTACATATGATTTTGATAATCCACCTATTTTTATACCTAATAACGAGTTCAAGAATAATTATCAAGTATATGGATGTTTTTGTAGTCCTGAATGTTCAGCCGCATATTTAATGAATGAAAAAATTGATTCATCTGTTAAATTTGAAAGATATCAATTATTAAATCATATTTATGGAAAAATTTATGATTATAAAAAAAATATTAAACCAGCACCAAACCCATATTACTTATTAGACAAATATTATGGAACTCTATCTATTAAAGAATATAGAGATTTATTTAAGAATGACCAATTATTAATTGTTGTGGATAAACCATTAACCCATGTATTTCCAGAATTATATGAAGATAATTCCGATTTTATTTTGAATCAACGAACAATTCCTACAAATTCTACATATAAGCTTAAGAGAAAGGGAACTGTTCCAAAAAAATCTAGCGTTCTTGATGATTTAACATCTAAAAATTAAATATTTGATTTTATTATTTAATTTTTATTATATATCTACTTTCTCTTCCTCTGCTTCCTCTACTTTATCTAATTTACTATCATTTTTCTTTTTAATTTCATCTTCTTTTATTTTTTTCATATGATGTGCTACCCTTTGACGATATATTTCTTCTTGTTGTCCCTTCATTTTTTGTATTTGTTCATTTCGTTCACGCTCTAATCGAAAGTTCTTAGCTCCAGTATCCATTAAATTTCTTATTTCACCATAAATCTGTTGGTTTGTTGTATTCATTTTTTTACTTTTCTTTTCTTCTACACCAAAGTATTTATTTAAAACTTTCATATAATCATAATTAACCTCTTCCAGTTCTTTTTTTGCTTCTTCTTCTGATAATTCTGTTTGTCTACATATCATTTTAACAGACTCTTCCTTAATTTGTATTATTTGTAATTCTCTCTCTTTAATAATTTTTTCTTCTCTCAATTGTTGATCTGTTTTCTTAAATTCGGTTCCTCCACTTATATCTAACACATCATTTGAACATGTAATTTCAATAACTTCATTGGTATCAGATTGTGTAAACACACTCATTATATATATATTCTATTAAATGTTTTTTAAACTATATTAAACGAATATCATTAGATAAATTAATGGAGAATCATACACGACTTACTCAACCATCTAATTTAAATAAATATGTTGAAGAATTTCATACTAAAATGAAGGAGGAATTTTCAAATTCTTTAACAAAAATTTATAACGATGATATGAAAAAATATGATGATATTATTACTATTATTATTCAATTACCTTTTGTGAAAAGAATTATCGAAGAAAATAATTCTCTTAGAGAAAAATTAGATATTTTAGGTAAATCATCTGACGATACAGAACCTATTAAACTCGAAATCTCAGATAAACCAATCACTACATCTTATATAGATCTTGATAAAATATCGTTTTCTCAAAATGAAAAGACTGAACCTGGTGACTCATCGGATGACACATCTAGTGATGAAGAAGAGGAGGAAGGAATTGGTTCAGATGAAGATGAAGATGAAGAAAAGCCTAAGTTTCCATCATTCCCTTCCAGTGAAACACCGTATATAGCTGTTAGAAAGGTAGAAGTTGTAGAAACAATTACAGGCGCTCTTCGAGATGAAGAGGAAGAGGAAGAGGAAGAGGAAGAGGAAGAGGAAGAGGAAGAGGAAGAGGAAGAGGAGGAAGAGGAGGAGGAAGAGGAGGAGGAAGAGGAGGAGGAGGAGGAGGAGGAGGAGGAGGAGGAAGAGGAAGAGGAAGAGGAAGAGGAAGAGGAAGAGGAAGAGGAAGAGGAAGAGGAAGAGGAAGAGGAAGAGGAAGAGGAAGTAGAGGAAGTAGAGGAAGTAGAGGAAGTAAAAGTAGAGGAAGTAAAAGTAGAGGAAGTAAAAGTAGAGGAGGAAGAGGAGGAAGAGGAGGAAGAGGAAGAGGAAGAGGAGGAAGAGGAAGAGGAGGAAGAGGAAGAGGAAGAGGAGGTAGAAGAAGAAGAAAGCGAAACAGAAAATTTAGAAGAAGAGGAAGTTATTGAAATTGAAATAGATGATAAAACATATTATTGCGATGATGAAGAGAATGGAAATATTTATGAAGATGAAGATGGAGAAGTTGGTAATGTTTGCGGAAAAATAAAAGATGGTGAAGCTACACTATTTTAAATATTTTTATGATATTATAATATAAATGATAGATAATTTATGCCCTCCAGCAATTTTATATTTAGGTTTTTCATTAACACAAATTATTATTGATACATTTAAGGGATTTTATAATACAGCATTCTTTAAAACAATTGTGATGATAATTTTTACATTACTTTTAAATATTCTTTGTAAACAAGGACTAAGTATAATTTCATGGTTAATCGTATTTATTCCATTCATATTAATGACTTACATCACAGCTGTATTAATGTTTGTGTTTGGATTATCTCCAACATCAGATAACTTAAACTATGATGTCAAATATCCTGACGATTATCCGGATGAATTACTCATAGTAAGAAATCCATCAAATAACACAACAGTTGTAAATAAAACCGACAATAATAATGAAGAATATGATCCAAATGATTTAACTAGTGGCACTCCAAAAGATATTAATAATTATAATTAAATAATTTAAACATATAAATTTTTTAATTAATATAGATGAATATACCATTAATACTATTTTTAGGATCATGGAATATTTTATATAATATTTATGAAATGTTAATTTACACAGGTGTGAGTATTATTTATATTCAAACTCCTGGCGATGAACGAGATATAACATCTAAAAATGTTATTAATATTTGTAATAATTATTGTAAAGAGGTCAGTTATGATATTGGATGGAAATTTGCTGAAATAGCAACAGTAACAAAAATATTTTACAGAAAAACAATTATTCCCTATTTTCATGAGTTAACAAATGATTATTTTAGGTATCCAATATTACTGATTAAAGATGGTGAAGAATTAATATATGTTAAAAACATTGATTCATCGCAACTTGAAGAAATGGAATATGATTTATTATTTTATACAGATTATAATGAAAACGACCCTAAAAAGAATTACACCATAATAAGTGAATCAGGAATTAAAGATATCAAATCTCCGATAGAACATAAGTGTGATATAAATTTTATAATTTTTCAATTAAATATAGATAACGAGAAATTTGACATAAATTTAAAAGAACCTAAAAATTTTTTATTAAAAAATAATATATTAAAATATAATTTTTTTAAATGGTATATGAAGAAGGTATATAATAAGGATTTGTCGGGAGATTTTAGCGTTAATTATATGTGCCAAGATATGTCAACAGCAAATCTAAATAGTCCATTTTTTATAAAGTTTGGAGATGAAGGTGTAACATCATTTTCTTCAAAAAAACCAACACGATTCCAAACGCCAGAATTGTCCATAGAAGTGGAATCTGATAATGATGAATTTTGTGGAGAAGGGCGGAGGGATATTAAGGAAGATTCAGATAATGAATCGGAATTATCCAATACAGATGAAGAAAATAATGAGGAAAAGCCAACATTTTGTTCACATACATGTGTTCTTAAAGCTAGACAAAATTTAAATAAGGAAAAGGAAGAATCAAAAAAAAAGGACGATGATTCATTTGAACATATTGAAGAGATATCAGAAAATACATTCGATGTGGATTTTTCTACAAATTTACTAAGTTCCATAGTTAAAACAGAACAACAGAAACTACATCAAGAATAATAATATATTTATTTAAATCATTTAAAAAAAAATTGATAGCTAATACTATAATGGAGGAATCCCATAGTGTGAATTCAGCAATGCAACAGCATCCATTAAATGACGAGTGGAATTTTTGGGCACATATGCCCCATGATACCGATTGGTCTTTAAACAGTTATAAGAATATATATAACGCCAAATCGGTAGAGAATACTGTAGCAATAATTGAAGCATTGCCTTCAAGATTGGTTAAGAATTGTATGTTGTTTATAATGCGAAAAGGAATTACACCTCTATGGGAGGATCCAAGAAACAGAAAGGGGGGCTGTTTTTCTTATAAAGTGAGTAATAAAAATGTTTATGATTGTTGGAAGAAATTAACATATTCATTAGTTGGTGAAAGTTTATCAAGTAATCCAAAATTACAAGAAGGTATAAATGGTATAACAATATCTCCTAAGAAAAACTTTTGTATCATAAAAATTTGGTTAGGTAATTGTGATTTTCAGAATGCCAGTATGATTAATTGTAGTAGTGGTATAGATGCTCATGGATGTTTATTTAAGAAACACGCTCCGGAATATTAAATATTTAAATATTAGATAATGAATATTTAAATATATTAAAAATAATTAATGTATATGGTAAGCGGTATTGCGTTACTATGATCATTGTTTGGCACATATCGGTCAAATTATTAAATGATATTTTTTATTTCTTAAATAAATCAGCACAGGCTAATCTCAGCTGTGGTAGAACAAACACCCTCATCCGTACAAATTTCACTCCGACTTATATATCGCACATTAACAATATCACCGTCTTCTGCGTCTTCTGCGTCTTCTGAGTCTTCTGCGTCTTCTGTGTCTTCACAATCTTCTGTTTTCGTCTTCAAAATGCGTTTGTGATATTTTGACACATAATCGTTTGACGCAGCCATTATTCTAGCTAGAATCTCTTGTAGGAACTCACCATCCGTTAGATTCGATTTTCTAAAGACTTGAACAATTCTAGCCTCTGCTTTACTAGACGTTGGCATTATCGTGTATATATAATTTATAATATAACTTTATCCTCTAATTGATTAGAATATATAATTAAATATCATAAACATTACTGCATTTTTGCGGTGTAGAATTATATTATTATTAAAATTTATTAATAATAATATTTAATCACTGTGTTTAGAAGGCAATGGACTAAGACATAATTTAATGGTTCCCAAACTAGCTACATAATATTTAACTACTAGGGGTAAATCATTTTCCAAATACATTTCAATTTGACTACAAAGATTAGTACATTTAATAAAATAACCCAAATTTTTCAATGAAAATTCACCTTGAATAATTTTACTAGAATCTTGTTTTTCGATAAACTCCATACCTCCTGAAGATTCCTCTCTTTTAACTTCGGCTGTAGCAAACTGTCCCTCGCATCTGAAAATTAATTCATTTCCCACTGACTTAATCTCTAATCTTTCAGAAATACAAGATAAATCTCGAATTATTTTTTGAAAATCGGATGAGGGAAGATTAATAACTGAAGAAAAATGAACATCTGGTTCCTCAAATTCATCAGTATCAGGTTCAATAAGTCTTAATTTTTGAGTTTTACATTGTTTAATATCCCCATTTTCAAATTTAAGACCTAAAAATGAGACAATACCATCATAATAGTCGTTGTTTTCAATATAAATTGTTAATGTATCATCATTATCTATAGAATTAATTAATTTAAACAAATGGAACATATTAACGCCGATAACAATTTTTTCTTTATTACACTCGTAATGTTCAAAATTTTCAGCAGCTAAAAATAAATGGGCTAACATAGTATGTGATTTATCCATATTAATAATTCTAATACCATCTTTTTTAAAGGTAATGTTAGTTTCTAATAGAATATCCTTTAAGGCAGTCATAAGAGTTCGAAAAGGAGCTATTTGAACTGTTTTAATTGTCAAAACATTATTAGATTCAGTCGAAGACATATTATACTTAATTTTTACCATAAATCTTTAAATACTTATGCGTTTATATTTAAAAATTAAAACTATTTAATCGAATATTTTATATGCAGATATTGCCATACCAATCATAATAATTACCATTCCAACATAATCATCAATAGTTGTAGGAACTTTTAACCAATATCTATTTGTAACAATTTGTCCCATAAAATCAAATACATATGATGCCAATGATAATTGTGGAGCGGTTAAAAATAAGTTTCCCATACGAATTGATGGAATTACAAACATCCATTCTAATGTTGCCCATAACTCCGCCCAAGCCAATTTTTTAGAAAAAGGAGCATTTTCCAGCTCTGGAGTAGTTTGATGGAATAAGGCTAAATCCATTAATGCTACTGTAAATAAATTAAGTATTATCCATAATATAAATCTATTAACTGTAAATTTTGTTTTCATTAGTATATATATATAAATATGAATAAAATAATATATTATATCCAATTTTTAGCATCATTTATAATAGCACAAACAATTTCAATGTGGGGACAATTTTATACTCTAAAATATCCAAATATTTCTATGTTTAAGGCGTTTTTAATGGCGATACCTTTTGCTTGGTTAGATTGGTTTTTTATGACAATAGCGATAGGTTTAGGGCATAAACATAATTTAGTTTCAGAAACTCAAGATACATTTTTATTAATTATCACACAATTTATATTAGTTTTATTAATTAATCATTTTTTTCTAAAACAATTATTATCTAAGAGTGATATTATAGCATTTTTTGTTATTTTAGTAGCATTTGCGATAAGTTTCTCTAGTTTAGTAAGTAAAATAATGGGAATTCCTATTCCAAAAAAAGTAAAAAAAAATGAAAAAGAAGAAGTAGAACATAAACATAAAGGTGATCCTGATGATGATTTGGCAAAACGAATAGGATTGGATTAATTATATATAAAATAAATATTCTCCATTTTATATATAATGAAGGTTAAACACGGTTTTAAATTTAAAAAAAATGGATGGAATTATATTTCAATCAAAGGTAATCCTACAGAACGAGGAATCGCCCACGGAACCTTACTAAAAGAAGAAATTAAGGAATGTTTAAAAACAATGGAATGGAATTTATATGATACTCATGGATTTCGGGTTGATTTTTTTGTAGAGTTAAGTAATTTTATGTTCAAAAAACCAATAGAAGAACATTATCCTGAGTTTTTTGATGAATTAAAAGGTATTGCCAAAGGAGCTAGTGTTGATTTAGATGAATTAATTTTATGGAATAATATAGCTTCATTAGATTATGCTATGCCCAAAATATCAGTGTTTTTGGATAAAATGCCAAAACTAAAAGAGAAATATGGCCATTTACTTAAATCTTTACCATCAATTGGTTCTATGGAAGGTGGTTCAAAAGATAAATGTTCTGCTTTTATGGCATTAGGTGATTATACACATGATGGTAAAATATGTTGTGGACATAATTCATTCGATAATTTCATAGATGGACAATATTTTAACAATATTATTGATATCAAACCAGATAAAGGACATCGCATATTATATCAAGGGGCTCCTGGATATATATCCAGCCAAACAGATTTTTTTGTTAATAGTAAAGGTTTTATAGGAACAGAAACAACAATTGGAGGATTTATTGCTTTTAAAAATGAAGATCCAATAACTGTAAGAATAAGAAATTGTATGCAATATGCTAATACTTTAGATGATTATGTAGAATTTCTTAAAAAAGGTAATTCTGGAGATTACGCAAATTCATGGTTAATTGGAGATACTAAAAATAATGAGATTATGAGAATAGAATTAGGACTAGAATTTGTAAATGTAGAGAGAAAAAAGAATGGATATTTCATTGGATTTAATGCTCCGTATGATGCTCGTATTAGAAATTTAGAATGTATTAATACTGGATTTGATGATATAAGACGCCATCAAGGTGCTAGAAAAGTTCGTTTGGAAGAATTAATGGAACAACATAAAGGAAAAATTAATATTGAAATTGCTCAAGAAATTATAGCAGATCATTATGATGTATATTTAAATAAAACTAATCCTTGTTCTCGAACATGTTGTTCACACTATGAATTAGATGATAGAGCTTTTATGAGTCAGGCTGATCGACCTTTACCATATCAGCCTAGAGGAGCAGTAGACGGTTGTGTTGCTGATTCCGAATCTTGTAAACATATGGGATTTTATGGTAGATGGGGAACTAGTTGTGGAATGCCATTTTATGCCAAAGAATTTATCAAACAAAATATTCAGTGGAAACGATTTGGACCTTATTTACATGATAGACCTTCACAACCATGGACATACTTTAAAACATTAGACAACCCAATCAAATTATCCAAATCTAAAAAACCAAAGAGAGAAAACAATAAAACAAAATCTAAAAAATAAAGTAAATATATAATTAAATGACTACATATAATTATATATGCGATAAACACGCAAATTTAGATGTGACTCTTATATTCCCCCTAAGTCCATGTCGTGGGAAATGTTTAGATTGTGGCGCAAAAAAAGTTCATGGATATTCGAATCCTGATCATGTATCTAATCCATTTGGATATTTATATTTAATACCTATGAAATGTCTTTCATGTTCAGAAGACAAAAAGAAATGTATGTGGTGTAAATAATTTACAATTATTCCAAGATGTATCGAATTTTTCTCCTATTTTCTCTCTTTAAAGTTTAGTTTGAGGTGTTCTTCTCTTTCCATATCCATGTTTTCTTTTGGCTTTTTTTGCTAGTCGAAGAGCCAGACTTTCCCTTTTACATCCATGTTCAAGAATATTATAATCAACAGCAGCTGCTTTTCCACCTGTAATTGAACTTGCTAATCTAGCATAACCCCATGATTTACCACTCTGATTCGGCCTACTACCCGAACTATAATAAGCACCTTCACCCTTCTTGACTATTTTTTTCAAAGATGCTACGGAACATCCAGTTTTATTAGCCAGTTTCTTAGAAGGTTTAACACTATCTATTTTATATATTTTTCTCGCCTTTAAAATATGTTTACTTGTTTTGGATTTAAAAGATTTAACCTTCTTTCTTGTATAATATTTTCCTTTCTTATACATTTTTCGCGATTTTTTTAACATACTTCTTTGCTTTTTCTTATCTTTTCTAGTCAATTGTTTGGGTATATATCTTTTTGGGACTTTTTTACCACCACGAACCTCTCTTAAAAGATATATCATTGGAATACCTTGTTCCTGCATTGGCTCAATTCTACTGCCCGATAATAATCCTAGTTGTTGCTGTGTTCTTTCACTCAAGTAACCTGGATAATATCTCTTTATAATTAAATTTAATTTTCTCTCTACCTCCTCCTCATTCTCTTCTTTTTGAGATTCTCTCAAACTTTCAACTAACTCTGTGGCTTTACCTTCTAATTCAACATTCATAAATCTAAATCCTAATTTATAATAGTAAGGTATAACATCATCAATAGCACTTAGTTTAATATATGCTACATTTAATTCAAGTCCTAAATTAATGACTTTATCGATAATTCCTTTACCTCCTATTCTGCGATCATCACCAGTTCCTCTAGTAGCCATATTATGAAACATTGAATTACAAATTAAATCAATATATAAATATTCATTACCATTCTTATCTGAATTAATAGTCACACAGGCAAAACCTCTAATATCACGATTAAATGTATGAACAAAGACCCAATCACATCCATCTAAAGTATCAGTAACAAATTGTTCACCTATTTTTCCTTGACAGTAATGAACTCGCGCATTTTTGTTAATTTCTGTTACATAATCCCAGAATTCATCTTCTTGGTCATCTTTATTAAAGATTAATACATCTGACATAATATAATATATAAAAATATTTAAAAACAATATTATATATTATAAAAATGGACGAATTAGTTACTAAAAACAAATTATTAGAAGTAGTATTAAATGAATGGGATAAATACGAGAATAATTCTATAATATTAACTAGATTGATTAATTGTATTACTAACTTACCAGAGATGTTAGAAAATACAAATACAACTATTATTGAACGAGAGAAAAGGAAAAATAAACTAGAAAAAGAATCTGAACAATTTATTCAAAAATTTCTTTATAATAATAAATTTTATTATCATACGACATCAGAATTATTTTTTGAATACAATGATAAAAATTTTTCTTTGGTGAAAGAAGATGATATCCAGTATGCTATTTTAACTGCCATAAGTTCAAATAAAACACTGATGGATTGGAAGCAAAAATTAAAGGTAACAATTCTTAAAAAAATAAAGGAACGAGATATTTTTTCATGTATTCCTGAATCAGAAACAATTCAAAATGTTATTAACAAGTTACATCCTTCTATTTGTGATACAAAAGAAAAGGCAAAATATTTTTTAACTATTATAGGAGATATATTATTAAAGAAAAGTAACTATATTTATTTTCTACATCCTAAGACAAAACCTTTTTTAAAGGCACTATCTAGTTTATCGTGTATGTTATTTGGAACTCCAAATTTATTAAATATATTCAAATTTAAATTTTATGAACATTCATTTACAGATTGTAGATTTGTAGACTTGTGGGAATTTATGAACATTGACAATTGGAATTCATATGTTAAAGAAAATGAGGCTTTAGATTTATTTTGTGTAGCTGCTTATTATTCTACAAGATATGAAAACGCGGACAACTTTTTATTAGAATATTGTAAGGATGAAAATCTTAAAAAATATGCTTTATATCTTAAAAATAATAGTGAAAATGATATAATTACTCATTTTACAAACAATAATGTCGAAAACAGTATTGGTTGTTCTATTAGCTGGAAAAACATGCAGTTTCTTTGGAAAAAATTCATAGATGGAGAAAGATTCCAAAATATGTTTTTTACCACAATTCTTAAAAATAAATTAATCGAACATTTGAAATATGACGAAGAAAAAGATGTTTTTTTGGATTGTACAAGTAAATTATTACCAACCGTTAGTAAATTTATTAAATTTTGGAACGATAATATGGAAATGAGTGATAATATTAACGAAGAAATTGAAATCGATGAATTATGTTCATTATTTACATATCATACAAAGATGAATATCGATGAAAATAGTATATTAGATTTAATTAGACATTATTATTCAGATATATTTATCGATGATGATAAATATTTATTAAACACAAAGTGTAAATTATGGAATAAGAAAGAAGATATTATTAATTCACTTAAAAAATATAAATCAATTACTTCACATACAGAATTTTATACTGATGAAATCCCTATTACTGAAATGTATCAAATGTATTGTGGTAACAAAAATAAATTTACAGCAAGTAAACGATATTTCGAAAAATTTATAAAAGAAGAGTCAGAATTATATATTATAGAGGATAACTTCATTAAAGTAGAATCATTTGGCAATATCTAAAAAACCACACACTAACGCTATATATTATAGCATAAATATAATTAACTTAAAAATTTAAATTAATTATATAAAATGGATCCTCGTGAAATACTTCAAACATTAAAATTAAATGCTCTTATGAATTTTAAAACAGGTGACCCAACGACTGATTTGATTATTAGCTTAATATTTACATCATTTGTTGGAGCTTTTTTTAATTATATGGTCAATATACTTGATTATATTAACATAAGTTCTATTATTCAATTTTTCAAAGGAAGAATGGCAAGTGAAATCACAATAGAAGGAAAAAGAGTTTTTCGAAGTAATAATTGGTCATCAAATGTTACAACAATATGGAGTAGAAGATTTGAAGCTATTTGGGATCATATAAATAACGATTTAAATTATCAGGGAATTACATCATTAAAAGAGATGATTAGTTCTATAACCGATGAAGAAAATAAGACTAATGATAAAAATATATTTATTGTAGACCAACATTTAACTAGTTTTGCGCTGGATACTGATAAAAATATATTTGCAAATGTTAAAAGTTCTGATAATAATGGAGATTCTGATAAAATGATAGAGGTTACTGGTAAAGTAGAAACTATTAAAATTAGTATTTATAGTTATAAATTATCACTATCAGAGATTAAAGATTTTATCGAAAAATTAACTATAAAATATAATGATAAATTAGAACAATCTAGATTAAACAATAAATATATTTATAGTTTAAATTATCAATCTAATAACGATGACGGTAGAAAAATAAATTGGCTCGAAAGACCTTTCACATCTACACGAAGATTTGATAATTTATATTTTGATGAAAAAGATAAATTAATCAAAAAAATAGATTTTTTTATGAATAATAAAGACTGGTATGAAAGAGAGGGACATCCATACACATTAGGTATTGGATTGTCAGGCCCTCCAGGAACAGGAAAAACTTCTATTATTAAATGTATTGCAAACAAATTAAATCGACATTTAATTCAAATTCCATTAAATAAAATTCAAAATGAAGAAGATTTTTATAAAGCATATTTTGAATCAACATATAGTAAACAAAATTGTGATAATACAATTGATTTTAACAATAAAATTATTGTTTTTGAAGATATCGATTGTATGACTGATTTGGTATTAGATAGAGGAAATAATAAAAAAAATACTACTGATACATCTGATACATCTGATAATATGATTGTTTTAGAATCATTAGTAGATATGGTATCATCTAAAGACAACACAAAGGGTTCATTTAAAAAAGATAATAGCGGTAAACTAACATTGTCATTTATTTTAAACTTGTTAGATGGTCTTGATGAAAATCAAGGACGAATATTAATAATTACTAGCAATTATTATGACAAAATAGACAAGGCATTAATCCGTCCTGGTAGAATAGATTTACAAGTGGAAATGAAAAATGCTAGTCTTAATACTATTAAAGAAATGTATACTCACTATTACGATTCCAAAATTCCTGCTAAATATCTTTCTAAAATTAGAGATGAAATTGTTAGTCCAGCTGAACTAGTTAATTTTTATAGAACAAGTGATAATTCAAAAGAATTTATTCAAAAAATAATTAACAAACACAATTAACAAGTTTAAATAAATATTATAATTATAATTATTTATTTAATAATTTATCTTTTACGAGAACCCTTTCTCTTCCTTGTTCCTCTCTTTCCTTTCTTTCCTTTCTTTCCTACAGTTCCGAATACACCACTGCCTCTAGGTTGAAGATGATTCTTAAGATGTTTTTGAGATTTAGCAAGCTCACTCTTCTTCTTGGAAACAATACGACCATTGTGCATTTTTAAATCGGATTTTTTCAAGTCACCAGAAGTCTTGTAAGCAGTTCCGTGCCATACTTGAGCTCTAGAGCCCTCTAATTTGTCATAAGTGTGGCTACCAATGTGGTATTTGCCATCATGTCCTTTATCATGTCTCTTTACCATTATAAAAAGTAGAGAGAAAAAAAAATAAACTATTTCTAAACTTACGCATTAATTAAAAATGATTTCTAGGAGGAGCTCCAAATCCTCCAGGACCACCAGCT